GGAATAGATGCAACTTGGTTACCAAACAAATTGTCAGACCATCTTGCTCTCTCGTCATACGAGTTATATTCTTTTTTATTCTGCTCAACAATGTCAGATACATCCTGACGAGTCTGAATAATAATACCGCCATCACCATCGGCATGAACAGCAGTTTGTCTAAAGTTGTTAGGGTTTTGCATAGACTAATTCTATCAGTTTGAATAGAAAAGAAAATGCCCCAGAGGTTTAAGTCTGAGGCATTTTTCGGAGTTACCTTAGATTAAGGTGTAATGTCAGCAATGATGCCGTGAGCAGCTTCGTTACGAACTTCCAAGGTGTACTCAGCCAACAATTGTGTGGATTCGTTGTCACCAGTTACAGCCAACTCATTGGTCTGGAAAGGACGCAAGTAAGCGATAGCAGCCATGTCAGGGTCAAGAATGAACGCTGTTTCATCGCAGCTATTTGTAGATGTCATAAATCTGTTGGGAACAACAGAAATTGCACCGAAATCTGACAGGTATACATCTGCCGCTGAAATGATAGTGGTAGGCGTATTTGCAGGGGCCATGAAGCGTTGAGCAGCAATACCTGTGAAAGCAGAAACCAACTGCTTATGAGCAGGGTTAACCATCAACACTTTAGGATTGCCACCAGCAGCGTAAACTTTACGAACAACAACTTTCAAGATGTCTTCTGTGAAAGTGCGGTTTGTGCCGTTTGTACGAGCAGTAGTGCCAGATGCACCAGCAACACCATTAGTACCGCCATCATAGTTTGTGTTCAACCATGCTTGCAGACCACCCAATTTACGAGCAGTAGAAGAATCACCATTGGCAGCAACTTGGTTGCTCAACAGAGAAGTTTCCATGTCACGCTTGATTTCAGCAGAGGCTTTAGCCAACTGATAAGCCTTTTCAGACTTACGACCAGCTTTGTCAACAGACTGCAAAGTGCCAGAAATCTTGATTGTTTTCTGTGCAATCTGAGTGCGGTTGCCAACACGAGTTGTTGGAGACATAGTAGCGTCAGATGCTGTCGCCCCTTCAACAGCGTAGTTCGTCAAAACGCTGGCGGCAAGACTATCCGTTTGCCATTCGTGGTAAACAGCAGTAGCCTTTGTCTTGCCAATGGAAGACATCATGGGCGTGTCGGTTGGTGAGATATTATAAATAACATCCGAAAGGTCTTCCCGCATACCGATTGCGGTATATGTTTGATAGGTAGCCATAATTTATTACTCCAAAATTTAAAAGAATCGTTCAAATGCTTTGGCAGCGTCAGTAACTTTTCCAGTTTCACGCAACCTCTGCATAACCTGTTTATCTTGTGAATTCCTAGTAACTGGTGCAGAAGAACCAGAACGCATCATCTTAGGAGCAGCCACAAGTTTTTTATTCAACTCTGGTTTGCTCTTTTGAAGTTGCTCATACTTCATTGCCTTATACAAGGTATGCACAGCACGACTGTCATACACGGAACTGAGTTCTTGGTCAGACCAACCTACAGATTTCGCATAATCACGGATTTGTTTCCGTACCGCATCACCCTGTGGTGTCGCTAACTCAGGAATCAGACTAACTAGCTTCTCAGATTCTTGACGGAGATGGCTTTGCAGAGAGGCTTGTTGCTCAGATTGTTGCTGTTGGGCAATTCGTTGCTGTTCATTCCTGACTACTGCTAACTGTTTCTCACGCTGACTCTGTTCAGCTACCGCTACCGCATAACCGATAGGGTCTGTTTCCTTTAAAACATCTAAGTCCACACTCTGATGTTGCTGCGTAAGGAAGCTATCCAAGGCTTGCAACTTCTGAGCGTATGCTTGTCGCTCTTGTTTAACATACTCTAAGTGACTACGTTCAGCTTCAATTGCCTTACGTTGTTCAGCTAGAGCCTGAGACTTTTTAGTGTAATCCGTACCTTGTTGATAACCTTTAATGAGTTCGTCTAGTTCTACTTCGACTTCCTCACCAGATGCTTTGACTTTATATCTAGGCTTTGGTTCTTCATCATACTCAACTTCATCAGTCTCTTGAACTTCCTCTAGTTGTTCCTCGGCTTGGCTGTTGTCAGCTTCCTCAGAATCACCCATCAGATTTTCAAACGCTGAAGCGGCTTGGTTTACATTTAGGCTTTCACTCCCTTGTGGGTTGGTGTTTTCCATTTGTCATCTCAATAATCGCCAGAAACCTTCTGGACGGAGGGTAGCTTTTAGGCTACAGAATTTTCCACTTCTTCTCTTTAATCACAGTTTCCGAGGCCAAGCCTTCTAGGTGTCCTGTAATTAGTTCTAATGTCTTTATGTGCTGATAAGCAGTTTCCCGCCTATCACATTCTTCTGCACTTGTGTTAATTATCACACTAATCTGCTGTTTTTTCAAGTTATCTATAACTTCTTTGAAAAAGTCATCATTTAACAGGTTTTTAGCCCACTGTGCTTGCTGGTGTTTGTCCATATTGGTTTTGTATTCCAGAAATAATATCGTTGATAGACAAGTTAGACCTTGCTGGCATACCTTGTCTGCTACCCAAGATTCCCATCAAATCGTTGTAACTTAGGTTAGATGGTTGTGAGTATTGAACAGGAGCAGGTACTTGACCATAGTTAGGGCTTAGGAACTTCTCCCATTGTGTACCACGCAATAGATTTCTGTCGCCAAAGTTAATGGCTGGTAACTGTGAATAAGCTGTAGTTCCTGTAGTTCCTGTTGTTCCTGTAATCGGAGTTGTCCAACTTTCTGGAACAGGTACAACTGGATATTGTGTAGCAGTTGAACCACCAGACAAGGCACTACCTGCACCTAGCAAACCAGCAGCAGTCAATCCTAATTGAGCCACTCGTAATGGGTCAACAGTAGGAGTAGTTGTTTGTGCAGTTACTTGGGGTACTGTTAATGGTGTACTTGGTTGAATCAACGGAATAGTTGCAGCAGTAACAGCGTCTGTAATGCTAGATGGTCTGTCAGCAGTAATCGTTGTGGTTGGAACTGTTGTCGGTTGTATTACAGCGGGAATAGTAGCTGCAATAGTATTGATTAAATCTTGAGTTGTTGGAGTAGGTCTATCAGCAGTAATTGTTGTTGTTGGAATTGTAGTAGGTGCTATTACGCTTGGAATAGCTGCTGTAATGGTGTTAATTAAATCTTGTGTTGATGTAACTGGTCTATCAGCAGTAATAGTTGTAGTTGGTACTGTTGTAGGTGTTGTTGCGGTTGGAATAGTAGCCGCTATCGTGTTAATTACATTTTGAGTTGTTACGGCAGGTTTAGGTGCTGTTATTGTTGTGGTTGGAACTGTAGTAGGAGTTGTAACAGTTGGTGTCGTAATAGTTGGTATGGCTGCTGTAAGAGCAGAAACCGCATCATTTACTGAAACATTTTTACCACTTGTAATTACTTGTTCAGCAACTACAGCAGCTTGAGCAGGACTTACGCTAGGGATAGTAGATGTAATAGCGTTTATAAGTTCTTGCTTAGTGGCTGGCTTTTCTCCTGTAATAGTCTGTTGTGCAATTGGTTGTGTTACAGAAGATATTGATGGAATAGTTGCAGCAATAGTATTTATTGTGTCTTGAATAGTTGTTGGTCTATTACCTGTAACTTGGACATTTGCTAAATTAGTTGGAGCAGTTACATTAGCGGCAAGTTGACTATTAACCAAGTCTAATGTTGCTTGGTCAACAGCTTGTGGCGTTTTAGGCGCAGTAACAGTAACAGCAGGTGTAGTAGAAGCAATAGTGCTTAATACATTGCTTAATGATGGTGTAGTAGGTGCGGTAATAGCAACAGTACCGCCAGATGGAACTAATGATGCAATTGATGATGACGGAATATTTGTTGGAAGACTATCTAACGCATCTGTAATTGCAGTTTGTGTAAATCCAGCAGAATCTAATAATTGTGATACTTGATTACTTGATAAACCAGAATTTGAAAGATTATTAGCTAAATCAGTAGCAGCTATTGATTCTTGAATGTATTTTGCTGCATTTGCACCTTGTCCAGTTAAGAATTCAGATGGATTAGTTACACCTGCTTGTCTTAAATCTTTAACTAAGTTTGTTTGTAATGCTTCATCAAGTTGGTCTGCTGTCATGTTGTTAAAGTCAACAGGCACATCCATGTTAGCTAACAAATTACCACCATAAACCAAGCCGCCACTTAGCAAACCTGTTTTAAGTGCATCGCCAAGACTAGCACCACCAGCAGCAGCAGAACCGCCTTTAAGCAATCCTGTGCCAACTGCTTGTGCTGTAGAGCCTGTAAGACCTAATACACCACCTAAAGCACCACCTGCACCACCACCTAATAAAGCAGCTTGGATAACAGGGTCATTTAGCATTTCTGCCAAACCACCTGCAAATGACGCTACTTTTTGTTGTGTTCCTACACGCTCTAATTCACCTGTAGGTGTGTATTGGTTATAACTTCCACCAGCTTTATTTTCATTAGCTTTGTAAGTAATGACATTCTCAAGTGGGCCTAGCTGTGCATCCTCTCCAGAGCCAATTTGAGTATAAATAGGTTGGTAGTAAGTATCACCAATTAGCGTTGCTTGATTTGGTTGCAATACACCAGATGCAATTAACTCTTGAATGTTAGGTGCTTGTACAGCAAGTGCTTGAGCAACGGCAGGACTAGCAGCAGCCTGAGTAATAACAGGAGGAGTTGTAGCTACAGTATTTGTTTTCTGCACTTGTGCAATTGCTTGCGGAGTGCTAGATGGAACTTCATTCTTAAACTGAGATAAAGAATCAATAACAGCTTGGTTGTAAATTGCTGTACCTTCTGCATTTGTATGCAAAGCGTCTACTAACAATTTCTTGTTTTGCAGAATCTCACCTTGCACACCTACCAAAGCAACATTTTTGTTTTCTTTAGCAATGTCAGTAAATATCTGGTCAACTTTAGGGTCAAAGTTGTTATTGATTACATCGTCAATAGACTTGGCATAAGGAGAGCCAGTAAGAACAACATCTACACCTTGTGCTCCTAGCGTCTTAACAATCTGATTTATGTTGTCTTTGATAGTTCCTTTATCTACACCTTGTAGAAAGTCAACACCACCTGTTTGCAGGTAAACAGTAGCATTAGGGTCAAACTGACCACCACCTGCTAGATAAGTGTTTAGTTGAGCAAGAGTGTCAGCAGTAGTAGCACCACCCACAGCGTAGTTGGATGAAGCCTGACCTGTAGCGGCTGTTAGTTCATCACCCAAAGTTTTATTAAGACTATTCCAACTAGCACCAGCCAAAATGTTTCCACCAAGCAAACCGCCAGACTTACCACCAGTTGCAGCAGCTACATCCTCACCAGATATACCATATTGAGCCATCAATGCTTGAGTAGTAGCAGCGTCAGGACTTGATGCTAAAAAAGTATTTATGTCAGCATACAAATCAGCAGCAGTACCGCCATTGTTTAACCGCCATGCTAAAGCATCAGATATAGCCATGATTAACCTTTAATCTCTACGTTGGATGTAATTCCAGCACCAATCTTCATTGCTTTCAATTGGGCTTCTGCTTCAAACTCTTGCTGCTTCATTGCAAAGTAAGCCTGTTGTTTCTCACGCTCTAGTTGCAACTTAGCCAATTCTTTCTCACGCATCATCTGCATTTCAGAAGCAGCCTTTTGTTGAGCCATTTGCATATCAATCTGCATCTGTTGTTGTTTCAACTGAATGTCAGCTTGTGCTTTTTGTTGGTTGGCTTGTATCTCAGCTTGAGTTCTAGCCATCAATGCCTGTACTTCTGGAGGCATCTGTTGCTCTTGTGGAGGAGGATTACTTAACGCTTGGTCTTGCTCTGGCGTAATAGCCTTGTAGAACTCAGCACTATCCTTAAACCCTGCAATCTCTACCATGCGTCCCAATGTGCCACGATACTGAGCAGGAGAAACGTAAGGATTAGCAGGGCCATATTGACCAATCAACTGCTCTTGTTTAGCAAGAACCATAGACAACATGGCCATCTGCTCTTGTCGGTTACCAGCACCCAGACCTACGTTAATGGACACATCATATTGGTTAGCCCATGTACGAGGGTCAAACTCTACGAATTCACCACGCATACGCACCAAACGAGGCTTGTCTTGGTACTTGCATAACAAGTGGAGAATACCTTTAAACAAAGACTTAACGCCTGTCTCAGCAAAGATACGAGCCATTAACTCAATCTTACCTGCGCCAGCTTGTTGCATAGAGGCTACGGCTGCTGCCGTAACATTCTGCAAGATAGCAGGGTCTAAACCTTGTGAAGCATCAGATACACCTGTACGCTTAGACTGTACTGTGTCCAGATACTGAAGCATTGGGAAAGCAGCTTGAGCCACATTCTGAACTACAAGTTGTTGCACAGCTCCTTGAGACTTAGCACGAATAACACCACCAGCAGTAGATGTAAGCAAGTCATCAAGGTTTACCTGACCTTCAATAGCTACCACTCGTGCATTGTTTGTCAGATATAAGTTATCCAACATCTGACGAGTGATAGTGGTCTTAATTAACTGGAGGTCAACTGTTCTGTCAGCCAACGAGTTACCAAAAAACTTGTGTGGAATTGGAATAGGACAGATTGAGTGGAAAGGAACGTAGTCCACTTCCTCAACCATTTCCTTACCCTTGGCATCCTCTAGGATTTCATTAGAAGCGTAGAACACTTGAACCAATGAAGCAATGCCTTTGCCATCTATATCAGTTTTGACATAGCACTCAAAGACTTCAATCTCTTGCATTGATGGGTCATCTGTCTGAACTTGGTAAGGTTGCTCACCTGCTGCGTAACGAGCCACACGCTCTGGTGTGTACGCTAGTGCATCACCCATCTGCAAGCCTTCTACTTGCTTTTGGTTAAAACCCATAGCAATCAAAGTGCTACGAGTCAACATCTGTCTGTGGGCTACGAAAGGAGAATCAGCAATAGTTCTAGCTTTCTTGCTAATCAAGAACTCCTCTGGGGGTACGTTCTCAATCGTAACTTTGCCTGATTTCTTTTTCTTTTGGACTACAACATTTGTAGTTGCACCCATCACGGGAACACCCATAGGGTCAATAACTGGCTGACCATTAGGGTCAAATATTGGAAACTCTGTCGTATCTTGCTCGACAATCTCCATGCTCTCATCACTCATCAGCATTGCCAACTCGTCATTAGACAAGTCAAAGTAACGCTCTTTAGTAATGTCTTCTTTATCTTCCCAATAAGCCTTAACAATGCCGTTCTTCTGCATCAGGGCATCTTTAAACCAATCGTGCAGAATGGCTACGCCTTCGTTGTCCCTGTTGAACACCCAATTGCAGTAGTCTGTAGCTTGCTTGGCAGAGGCTTCATCCCTTGGGCCTTGTGGCTCAAAGACTACGATATTGTCTGAGCCTGTGAAGATACGGACTAAGCTAGGCAGCGCACCATCAATGGCTTCTGCTACTTCTCCTGTGACAATCTGGCTTTTACCTTCAACTTCATTGCCGTAAGGTTGTCGGAGATACGCTTCCAGAGCCTGTTTGCGTTGCTCAACAGTTTCACTTTCAATAAATCCAATAGCATCATCAATCTCTGCTTGTAGGATTGATTTCAAGTCGTTCTGTTCCATTTTTGTCCTTTGGAGGGCGACCCATTCGGGGTTTATCCAATTGTAATGCTTTTACCACATTTTCCAACATTTCAAGCCTGTTTTCAAGTTCTTTTACTTTAGGTGCTAGATTTACACCTTGCATTTGTACATACATCAGACAATCCATTTCGGAGTTGAGTTAATCGGCTTAGACCATGTTGAATGTCCTTCATCCAATCCAAGGGCTAAGTAACGGAACGAATCAGAGCCATGACTTGACCAATCATGTAATGGTCTTTCATAGAATATCTTACGCTTCTCATCGTAGTCTCTGCGGTAGTTTCTCAGGCAATTCAGTCCTGTTTGCACTTTAGGCACGTTAAACCAGCACCTTGGCAACAACCTTCTTACGGCTTGGATGCCATCGTCTAGTCCCATTCTGGGAGCAATCTTGACCTCTAAGCCAGCTTCCTCAAGCATTTCCATTCTGCTCTTACCTGTGCCTAACTCTCTGACCCTAACGTCATGGGGCAATATATGCTCTGCCTTAAGATAGTCGTTGTCCTTAATCCACTTAACGTAGTGGTCTAGTCCTACTCCGTGATTCTCGTAGTAGTCCAGTAATCTGACCTCAGTACCCACTAACTGAGCCACCCAGATAGACGTAGAGTCCCCCATTCCCAAGTCCCAAGCAGTAAAAGTTCTGCTGAGTTCCTCTCTGGGAATCTCCTGCATATGCTTCTTTTCTTCTAGTTCATTTAGCATTTGCCCATAGTAAGAACCTTCTACGGCAGCGTCAAAGCTACATTCAAACTCTTGGCGGTATTTATCCTCGCCCATCTCATTCTTAGCAGCCTTCAGTTCTGTGTCATCCACCACCCCTGTCTCTGAGGCTTTGAACTCTAGCAAACCCCAACCTTCTTCTTTCTCTGCTCTGTCTCGCAGTTCTTTGAAGTGGTTGTGTCCTTTTGGTGTACCAATGAACAAGCACCATCCTTTGCGGTCTGTCAGGGCTGGTCTAACAATATCTGTCCATATCTTAGGATTCTGGTCACCCACCTCATCGATGATTACCCCATCAAAGTATTGACCTCGCAGGGAATCAGGATTGTCTGAGCCATACAGTTGAATACGCCTACCCCAGAAGTCAACTCGTAACTCTGAGATGTTGTTAGTACCGCCTAGCGGAGTAGTGTATTTAACGAGATAGTCCCAAGCTACACGCTTTGCTTGTCCATAGGTAGGAGCAATGTAAGCGTAGCGAGGAGTTTCTTTCTCGTTTAGCACCGCCTCACGGATTAAGTGGTTAAGTGCTGCAACAGTCTTACCAAACCTTCGATGTGCCACTACTACTGCAAAGCGTTTGCCTTCCAGTAACTCGTGAACCTTTAGTTGGTGTTCCCTTGGCTTATAGGGAATTTCGATTACTTCGCCCATGTAACGATGTGCTGAAGTGGTTGGTCAGAGTCGCCACTTATAGTAACTGAAGCCATATCAGGCATTGATTTACGCAATAGTATCTCAATAGCCTTCATCCTTGTAGGACTTAACTCCTCACTTTCACCAAGTGCATGATTTTGCAAAACATTTAGTAATTGACTTACTTGTATTTTCTTGCGTACATCTTCCTGATGAAGTTTGTTTATCGGTCTTCCGACTTGTGCCATTTTTTTTGACTCCTCTAGGGTTGGTCAAGTTAGTATCTACTCACAACGAGTAGATTTAATATATCACTTCATTCTACCCATCTTACGAGCAGCTTCACTTATAGCAATGGCAACCGCCTGTTTGGGATTCTTAACAACTTTACCGCCCTTACCAGAGTGCAGTTCACCTTTACCAAACTCGTGCATTACAGCACCCATTTTGGCTTTACCAGCTTTGTTCATCTTAGGAGTTTTCATTTTTTTCCTTTTTGAGCATAAAACTTATATGCCATGTCTTGCCAACCATTAGCTTTCATTTTTTTTTCAGCTTCTTTCTTGGCTTGCTCAATCTCTTTTGGAGTATATTGCTTTTGGTTAGTCGTTCCCATTGTCTTCTCCCATAGCCATATCACCAGACATTTGCTTGGAATCATCAGTAATCGGGCCACCAGTTACCCAAGCAGTACAAGTACGCTTAGAAGCACACTTAAAGTCCCAAATCTCGCAATAACCTAAATCACCAGCTTCAATGACTTCCCAAGCATCCATCTCGCTATCGCCTGTTGCCAAGCCAGACTCAATGCAATCCATCATCTTAGTGGTTTGGATAAATGCAGCGCAGTTTCCGCAACGAGATTTTTTAGCTTGGTCTGGAGAGTTTCGCCATACCTTTGAGATTTCACGCCAGTAGCCAGCGTTTGGCTCATTAGGGTTCATTGGGCCATAGTTGGCTTTATCAATGGCTTTTTGACGATTCTCAAGATTGACAGATACGTCACCTGTGGCAACTGGACACGCTTCGCCTTTTTTCTCTTGGCTTTGTATCTCAATCTCAATTTTTACGGATGGCTCTAATAATCCAGACATAGTTGTCCCTGCGGAGTTTATTCATTATCTCATAAAAAAAAAGAGGGAACAAGTCCCTCTAAAGTCTCAACGGCAACTGAGTGCATCCATTGTGCGCTATCTAAAAAGATTTGCAAGCGTTAAATTTAATACGCTCATCTCATCTAGCTTCATAACTTTCCAAATCCTAGCCTGTCCATGTATTCCGTTAAAGCTACCCTGATGGCAATCCTTACACAAAGGAATACATAAGTATTGGTTATGTTGGACAATATGGTGTGCATCGCTTGGCCCAGAAGCATTACATACCCCACAAGGCATTTCTTTAATCTTTGCCAAGTGCAGACGTTCCCTGTTATTGGGTCTGTTATTCATGCTTCATATCACGAACAAAAGTAGCAAAACTTTGAGATGTATTCCCAAAGGCTTTCATTTTGTCAAACTCTTTGGCTACTTCCTCAAGAGTGTCATTCCTGATTTTTGAGATTATTTCATTTCTAACAACTTGAGTTGTAACCATCTGACGCTTGCGCCAGCCCATTGCTCTCTCAAAAATATTCAGTTCAGTCATACCAAAACCTTAGTAAAGAAAGGACTGCCGCCCAAATAGCAGTCAGCCCTACAAGAATTAAATCCCACAACTTACTCATGTTCGTAAGCAATAATCTTGGCATGGTCAGCTTCAGCAAGTAAATGGCTAGACAATCTCATTGTCCCTTCAATCTCTAATTCTTTGAACTGAGCATCAGTAAAAATGCCCATGACGTTACGTCCTTCAAACCAGACTTCATCAATGTTCTCGTTATAAGTACCTTCTTCGTCACGCTCGTATTCCATCACTACAGTAACGATTACAGAGCCTTCGCCAGTTGTTGTGTCAAATTCGTATTTCATTTTCTTAATCCTTAAATGAGCCAAATGTAGATGCCAGTAGCTTTTGGATACTGAGCCAAAATTTGCTTCTCCAACTCATAACGCCCAACAGCCCAAATTTCTTCAGAGTGTGTTTTGTAATTGCAGAAAAAATTGATTCCGTAAAGTTTCATTGCTTAGTCCTTAAAAGTACCCTTGCGAATTGCTTGGGCTGATGTAAGTATAGCAAACTAAACACAATATCTAGTAGGTGTTTATACCTATTCCGTAGTTTTTACGCCAAGTCTTTCACTTGCTTGCTCAGACCGCCATATGTCAGCTTTCATCTGGGCAGCAACTAACATGAACTTGAGGGTTTCTTCCTTCTCGATTGCCACCATCAAACCCCTAAGTAAATCAGCATACTCAATGTGAGCATAGGCTTCACGCTCTTGGGCAACCGCAGAATCTATCCCTCTGGCTAACGCATCCTTCATCAGCAGAGCCTTCTTGGTTTTGCGAAACTCCTCAAGGTAGATTCTTTGCGCTTTAGCCTCGGCAAACTTGGGTGCGTTTTCAATGATGTATTCAATGGCTTTGTAGGGTGCTTTCATTTAATCTCCACAGAAGCAAGAAATAGCTTCTTCATCTTTATCAAACATATCGGTTTGCTCGGCAGCGTATTTATACATTTGTGCGTAAGTAGGTCTGTCAATAGCAAAGAACTTTCCATCACCAGCGCATCTTTTTGCAGCTTCTTCCTCTTGCTTAATCCACCACAATGCCCTCTCTGGCTTTTCTTGGATAAGGCTAAGAATCTGTGCTTTAGGCTTCAACATACACAAGTCACAGTTTCCGTGCATTGTTTTGCCGTTGATATTTGGTAGGCCCAAGTCAAAATCTTGTTGTTTCCAGAAGTTACTTACATCCTTAGACGAAACATTGTCTTGTGCCAATGGCAAATAAACTGTTTCATGCTTACCCTCTGGGTTTGGATTTGCCCTAAATTTGACAACTCGTTTAGGCTCATCAGCACGAATACCAAGGAAAGACTGCCATTCCTCCCAACCAATAGACTTTAAATATCTGTAAAAAGTCCTAGTTTTTAGATTTGCTGAACAGTATCTAGCCCTGCCATTTGGCAACGCATTGTTAAAATGTTTAATAATCTGTTCAAAAGGCTCACCATTTCTACTGGCAGTTTGGTAATCAACCTCTTTAAAAGAATGTTCTCCGTCAACTTCTGCATATTCCAACCAAGAAATTGGCACATTCCAACGCTTAGAACATTCATCAACAAACTTCAAAGTAGCCTCCTCCTCTTTGCCAGTATTGGCAAAAATAACCTTGGCTTGGCTTGGCAGTTGCCCCCCCCCATTTAGTAATACTTTATGCAACATAAATGCAGAAGTCCTACCACCAGAAAAACTTATGCAAGTCGGCTCTGTTATTTCGTAGTGATTCACTTGACTACTCCAATCATTCTTAGTGCTGCCTCTGGGCAATCTATTCTCGCCAAGGTACTACCTGACCAATTCTCAAAAAAATTGTCTTGTAGCCCCGTTAAACGCTTTTTAGAGGTACTTTTAACCTCTACCAGAAAGGTGTGACCCTTGTAGCCAACCAGAAGGTCAACTGGTAAGCCAATAATCCAGACATAAGCACCTGCTGCTCGCAAGGCAGAGACTATCTGGTCTTGGTTAGCATCAACTCTTGCTGCTCTCCTCATTTCGTAACCTCGTCATTCTGTCCCTCAAAAGCAAAGTATCTGACTTTCCTCTGATTCGTTCCAAGTCCACGCACACTCCCTGCCACCAGAGCAATGCTTTGCTTGAGCCAATCGTCAATTTCTTTT